ATCGCGGGATTGGCAAAACCAATTCCTAGATTTTCTACAGCTCGGCTGAGTCGCATTGCGGCTGCTTCATCTTGGGCAAATGCTTTGACTGCTGTTTTGCTAAATTGAACTAATGCCTGTGCGCCAAATGCAATTCCAAATGTGCCTGCAAGTTTCTTTATATTGCTATTAAGTTTTGCTGCCGCTGAATCAGCTTGCTTGAAAGCCTTTTTGCCAGTGAATTCCGCCGCAATGTCAATGACTACATTACTCATGCTGACTCCCTAACACTGCTTACTGTTGATCGCTTGTTAAACTTGACTCTAGTGTTTTCAATGGCTTGCATAATATGAGCCAATTGCATTCCTTGATCTTGATCCCATGCACGAAAGATTACACGACCTCGCATGTCACCACTTGAGCCTGTTGTTTTCTTTCCATATAACGCGCCTTGCTGGACGAACCTAGCACCAGCTCTAGGGTTATTAGATTTGCTTCTTGGGTCTCCATTAGGGTGAGTGCGACCAGCAGTTTCATATATTGCGCCTGCTCCTGAAGCATTTCTTACGCGAAACAGAGAGCGAAAGCCCTTAGAGTTAGGCTTGCCATAGCCAGTGCGATACACAATTCCGCGCTTGATTTCAGTTGCGTTGTAAAGTGGAAACATGCGCAATCGACCTTCTGTATTGAAGGTTCTAAACATAGAAGTTTTAGCAGTAATCTGCTTACCTTTAGCATTATCATCCCAGTTGTATAAACCAGCTGGGGCTCTGTTAGGAACAAATCCTCTAGCATCTTTTTGTATTACTTTAAGAGATTTGGTGATTTCAGCAGTTAATTCTTTAGCCAAATCTGGAGCATAGGCATTAAGAGCTTTACGGAGTGCGATTACGCCCTTTACTTCTACTGGCATTATCTATCTCCTTTGCTTCATCTTTGAGACCCTGCAACAAGGCTTGGAGCATTATTGGGTCTAACTCAAGTAACTGCTGTGGCGGGATTTGCAACCTTATGCTCAACCGAGCAATGAGGTAGGTGAAAGGCAAATCTCGCTTTAAGCTAAAGGGTCTGAATCTAATACCTCAACACTTTTTAGAGTGCCAATAAAAGTTTCTAACCTTGCATCTACTGGCTCACCTAGCCGTTTAACAACTTCATGAGCTAAAAAATACACTTGGGTTTGAAGTTCTTCCTCACGAAAGGCCTTGTGAAACCCCATCTTGTAATGCTGTTCGAATGTGTATTCGATAAGAGGTGTAATTTCCCCTTGCACTACTTTTCCATCTTCGAATGTAATTTTTAACTTTGCCATGATTTGCCCCTTTGTTAGTTGATTAGAATGTGCCTGTGGTTGCTACTGTGATTGCTCCTGAGACCTGAAAAGTCAGACTCTGCATACCTAGATCAGCAACAGCTCCGTTAATTGGAGTAATTGAATCAACCAAGATTAGGCCACTGTAAAATGGATTGCTTGCTGATCCTGTTGTTGAACTATTTAATGCACACTTAAAATAAGCATTTGTCTTAAAGAGTGTATTCATTGTCTGAAGTACAGCAGATGCTGCATCATCATTGATTAGTTCCACTGTAATGCTGTTATTTTCTAGACCTGCAACATAACGATGGCCTGTATCATTCATGGCCGTTGTCTCAATCTGATCTACAGTGCGGTTCAATGTGAAACTTGTTACATATGCGCTAAGATCGATTGCAGCAGGGTCTGTTGCTCCTACTTTGAATCCAACCTTATTTACGATTCCCTGTGCCATTTTTATTCCTCATCTTTCTTAGTGACTGGTTTTGGTGCTGTTGCAGCTTGACCGATTCGCACGAGCCATTCTGCGTTTGCTTTGTCGTTATCGGACATGATTAACTCCAACTTGTTAGGATTGATACGGACATCTCGCAACTGAGAAGGTCTCCCGAGGCAGCATTGAGAACACTAGGCGCGCTGATTGCGCTTACATTATAGGTGAAAGAAGATGCAGCAAGTAGGTTAAACACTCGAACTACGAAATCTTCTATGCCATTCAAATTACCTTCATTGTCAAAAAGAGGACAAGTGATAACCAATTTGAAGTTAGCAAAAGGGCTGATTGAAATTTGTGAATTATTGTTGGGGGTTAAATACGGATTGTCTGGGCTGACAATAACTGAATTAGCGAGGACTGTTGCTGGTGGAAACGCAAAAGTCTGCCATCTAGTGTTATCAACTAAGGCAGTTGCTAAAGTGGTTCTAAGAGTAGTTATTGCTGGTGTCGGCATTAACCCACCATAGATCTTGCGTCAAGTGCGTGGGAAATCATGCCCCTTATTTTTGCCAAAAGTTGCGCTGACATGCGATAAGGGGATGGCTGGAAATCGACAAGATTAGAACCTGAAAGGGTAGCGGTTCTGGCTTGCCAAATTTCTACACTGATCATGAGAGCAGCGTTCTTTACAGCTTCGTCTAAAGTCCAATCCACATAAGTCTCTGCTGCCACTTGTCCATAAGGATTTACAGGATGAAATGGTGCAGCAGTATTATTGTTGCCAGTAATCGCGTAAGTGATTGAATGCTCACCAACACCAGTAAGAGTTTTTGAGCCATTGTGTTTAGACCCATTGCCGCTAATTACAAGAACTTGCCCAACATAAAATGTTTCAGTGACTACTTCATCAAAGTAAAGAGTGCCAGTATTAGTTGTGTTGCTATGCCCGCTATTAAAAGAATAGTTGTTCCATAACATAGGTAGAAGAATTACATCTGTCGCATCGCATACAGATTGAAGGGTCGCGTCTGGATACAATGTGCCAACTCCAAGAGTACTTCTCAGACTTGCAACTGTCGTAATTGCCATTGCGATTCCTTTCTAAAGACTCTGGGGAGTAGAGGGCTACTACTCCCCAGAGCGACTTAGTTACTTACTACGCGAGATTGTAGCGGCGTACGCCTGCTCCAGCCTTGCTTACATAAATTGCCAAATACGCGTACATGTTAATTTCCACCTCGCCTGTAGTCAATACATTGACACGAAGGTTTGTTGTAGGTGATTCCCAGACATAAACTGATTCTGGAGCAACTAGGAATGCTGACTCATCAACGATTCCTGAGACTGCAATGTTGTGGTCAATTACTAAGTCTGTGCCTAGTACTGATCCAACAGTGCTTGAACCTGAAGCGTTACCTGAAGCGTTAAATGTTGCACCTTGTGCTGAATACAATGCTCGTCCAGTGGTATCTGCGTATCCTTGAATTGCTGCCCACTGATCTGTAGAGGCTACTAGCTTGCGAGCGTAATCTCCACCAGTACCCTTGTAAGCTGCTGCTGACTGTGTTGCAATGTATGACTGCAATCCAGCTGCTGTTGCTGCTACACCAGTTGCTTGAACACCTGAAGTTGTGAAAGCTGCAATAAGAGCTTCATCTGTAGCCTTTTCGTAGCCTTTACGCATTTCGTTAAGAAGCAATGTCTCGAATGCAGGATTTGAGAAATCAAGAAGCTCAAAAGATACTCGGTTAATTGATGAGTACTTAGATGCAGTTACTGTGTCGTAACTTGAAGTCATGCCTGTCTCAGATGGTGCGCCACCTTCTGCAACTACTGCTGAAGTTGGTGCTGTTCCCATTTTTGGCACTGTGAAACTAAGTTGTGGAACAGTTCCAGAGCGTGTCACTGCATCAAATGCTGGACGGCCTGAGAATGTTGTTGTAATGAAGTTTGTAAGGTGTGCTGGCAATGTTAGGCCAGTATTTGTTGCAGTAGAATCGTCTGCTGCTTCAACGATGCGGCGAGCATCGTTATCACCAAGAGCAGCCTTAATAGATGCTCCTAGATATTGCTGTGATGTAATTGGTGCAGTGCGCTCACGCACATTAGTTACCGCCACAGTTGGGCGAGCAGCTTCAACTGCTGCTGCCTCTACTGGTGCTGCAACAGTCTCTGGAGTGTTCTCCATTGATTGCTCGCTTTCTGTTGGTTGGATTTCTTCTACTGCTTGTGGAGTTTCCTCAGCAGCTATATCAGTGACCATTGCCGACTTGAACGCCGCCTCTGTCACTAAACTGACTTCATAGAGCCGAGCGGAACTAACATGCATTACGCCGCTCTTTACTTTAGATTTTAATACTTCAACGCCTACTGAAAGACCGCTCACAAGTCCTTCTTCAGCCATAATTAAACTTTGAGTTCCTTTTTCGCTTTTTGATACAGCAAAAGAAGCATAGATGCCATCGTTAGGAACTTCATTAAAATATGAAGCGCGACCGCGTGGATCTTTAGAATTGTGCTGATTTAGCAACTTAATTTTCTTTGGATCTTCTGGCAGTTCAATTGAGCCGTTTTCAAATACGACTCGGCCTGCTGAAGTGTTACCAATTTCTCCAGTACCGATTGGAACAATCTTTCCAGAGATTGTTCGTTCTGCAACATTAGCAGTTAAATCAGCAGAGAATGTTATGATGTTGTTTTCCATTAGCTCATACCATTGCTTCCGTTAGGTGTTAGGTCTGTCATTTCCATTGCTTGTTCAGATGTAATAAGCCCTAATGCTAATAACTTTTCAATCACTAACAATTCATCCATTGGATTGGCTCGCAAGAATGATGCGTCCAAATCGAAGCGAACTTCGTTTCCTTGAGAAGTCACATCATTCATGCTGAGTCTGTCCTCAATTGCAGAAATGAAAGGTTGCAAAGTTAGCGAGACGAACTGTTTCCTAGAATCCAATAAATTGGAATAGGTCATTGAATTGTTTGCGTCAGCAGATAAATAAAATGCATCGCAATTCATAAGTCTTGAAATTTGAGTCGCATAGTCTTGTTTTGCTTCGTTGTACAGCATTTCTTTAGGTGAATAAGAAACTGCGTTGTAACTGAGAGTAGAAGTCAAATAAGCAGTATTGCGCTGAGACCTAGCCGATTTCCAAGCTGCTAACAATCCTTGAACTTCTTTAGGATCAAGGTCAGCACCCGAATTGGAAATGTAACCAGTCGGCATTGGCGTACTTGCTGCTACCGCGCTTGCAATTTCTAAATCAAGTGCGGCTCTCAAAACTCTTGCACCGCTTGTAAGTACGCCATCATTAAGTGACTGAAATGTTACGACATCATCATTAGAATAAAATGTTTGATCTATATAATAACCTTCAATGAAGTGACCTTCTGAATCTCCATAGTAAGGACTTACACGCTGATTAGGAATCCATTCGTAAGATGCTGGTCTGCCATCCTCTTGATACCTAGATTTTACAATCCATATTGAAAAGCCGTAGAAAAGCAATGAATCAACTGTATAAGCAATAGTAACTGAACGAGGCTGATTGATTGCAGGCTGATCCATCCAAACTGGCTTACCTAATTCTTCTCCAGTTGATTTGCGATACAACTCTAAAGGCATAGATGCAATAGTTGCGCAAATTAGATTTCTAGCTCTTACGACCGATGGAATTTCAAGTGCCAGTTCTCTAGTTATTGATTGAGCTGGTACTAGCGAAGTAAGTAATGGAGTTGATAAAACTTGAGGGGCATATTGCGCTTGGACAGTCGGTTTAGATTCCTTTGGTACTGCTCGCGTAAATATACCCATAGTCAGAAAGTATAGCATTTGTCAAGTAAATAGACAATATGCTAGTGCGTGTCTAAACTACAATCTGAGGCTTAGGTGCTGGAAGCATTAACTTGCTCACTACCATTGCTAATCCAATCGGTGCTGAAATATCCCCTGCTGATTTGCGCCTAATCAATCTCCAAGAGGAATCGTTGGTTTTTGCAGCAGTATTTGTAAATTGCTCAATAAGTTCTTTCTGGCCATTATGAACCACTCGAAGGTTAGTCATACCTTCGAGCAAATCCCCACACGCTTTATAGAACTGCTGGCCTGAAACATCTTCTACCATTACGCCGCTTTGAGCTAGGCGGTCGGCAATTGTTTGAGTGGCATAACGATCAAAACAGACTAATCGAGGCCTATAGATGTCACACCAGCCTTTAATAGCTGCTGCCATCTTTAATTCATCAATTGCCACCTGAGAGCTAAAGGTTTCAAGGATTCCAATTCCGATTCTTCCATCGGCTAGCAATTGGCCTGCCACAATACTTCCATTTTTTCTGCTCGGGCTAATATCAAAGCCAAATACTGTATATGCCCCAACAGACATCTCAAGAGTGCTATCCGAACTGTTTTCAAGTACTTCAGTACTGAATGGACACGACAAACTGGTTATCCATTGGCACAAGGTTTCGGTTCTTGCTGCATCCTGTGTAGATGTTGCAATTGTCTCCTCAATTGCCTGCTCCGAAATTAAATATCCAAGTGAGGGATTGGCCATTGCCCAAGCCTTACGATCCCAGATGTCACAGAACTCTGGGGCTGAGTATTCGTAATAGCCTAGAGACTTAGGTGGGTAATGCTTACAAGAGTCATGTAGATCGTTGAGCACTTTTGAGAATGCATCACCAGCATTGCTAGTAAATAGACGCTGGGAATTTAATCTGGCTAGGGTTACGCTTTTTGCAGCGTCCATTGCGGCTTCCGATACCTCTCGTAATTCATCAATCCATAAATAATCGCAGGACATGCCGCGCGCGCCGTCAGAGGTTGCCGCACGAACTTCGAGCTGAGCACCAGAAGCAAGGATAATTCGTTCATCGCCATTAGTTCGCCTA